TGGCTCCTTCGTTGCTCTCGATTTTGTTGATGTCATAGACGCCTCGCTTGGTGCCGAAGACGAGGTTGCCGCCAAGGCTGGTGCCACAGGTGGCATTGACGAACTCACCCGTGCTGAAGCTGGTACGGATGCCCTCGCTTCCGCCGTTGATGGTCATGGTCAGGCGGTTGAAATCTCCGGTGCCAGCAATGGGGAAAAAGACGTGGTACTGACCCTCGTCCTGATCCCAAACGGCGTTGATCTGCTGTGGGTCGGTGACTTTGTTGAAGAGGCTACGGTAAATCTGGTCGATTTGTTCGGACAGGTTCACCGACGCTATCTGAAGTCCGTTGTCCGTCACTCGACGGAGCGCATGAATGCCCGACCGAGAGCAGTACAGCAGGTCGGACCCCGCCTCTGCGATGGTGTTGTGACTTGCGCATCCATAAGTGGCGGAAGCCTCCGTTTGCAACTCCCATAGTGTGATGTCCGGGTCCAGTTTGAAAACAAACGCGCGGTCATTGGTGAAGATGCAGAGCTTGTCAGTCTCAAATGAGCTGATACCCGTGATCTTGTCAGCAGTGCCGAGCAGGTTGGCGATGTCGAGGTTGCCCGAGCGGAGCGGGCTCTGGCTGTCCACCTCTTCGTCGCCAAAGAAGGTGTCGATGGAGTTGGCCGCGCTGATCATGATCTGCGTGTCACTCGCTGCGAGGCCAGCAATACACAGGCGCTGCTGCACAGTGGTGCAGAAGGCTGGCAGAGCCACGGTGGCAGCGCTGCTTGAGGAGGCACGGAAGATGCTGCCGTCGAAAATGGTGGGCGCGAGCCCGCGCGCCGTCAGCATGATCTGTCTGTTGAAGACCGTGCTCGTCACAATAGCGGAAGATGGGTAAACAAAGTCGAAGCTGAAGCCCTGCTCGCTCTCCAGATGCAGGCCGTCACCCTTCTCGCTGACGGCGACAAGGGTGTCGGTGTCATAGTGGATGGTGTGCTTGATCGGATGAGAGCCAAAGCGATATTCGGCTGGGCCATCCCGCACGATCTGGCCACGGAAGTCCGCAAAGGCGTTCTCGAGGACGTGCAGCGCCTGCCGCTCGCCGTCATCTTGGTTGAACAGGTCACGCGAGCTGTCGAGGCCAGTGAAGTTCTGGTAGGGGACGTACCGAGTACGGGTACGGCTATTGACTTTCGTCGTCATTGATAAGCGCGCCTGTGCTCGAATTGAAGTCGGACGTGCGAGCGTCTGGCGAGGAGCCACCATCGGTTGGAATGAAGCTGTAGCTCTTCACGCCGTCCTTACGGCGGAGCATCTCGCGGTTCAGGGTCTGGTAGTAGAGGCCGGTGTAAACCTGCGCTCGGTCGCTGGCTTGCTGAAGGCTGTAATGGAAGAGCAGCCCTTGGATCATGATGTTGTCGGGGATCTGACGGGCGTCTTGCAGCGAGTGGTAGTAGTCGATCAGGTGGTCGATTGACGTGCCGTATGGATGCATACGGAAGTCGTCCACGACCAAGTTGGCCAGCTCAATGAACATGAGCAGGGCTTCAGCCTCAACAACGCCAGCAGCGTTGTCGCCGTAACGGCGCAACGCTTGGCGAGCGAGCGTCTCGAGTGGCGAGTTGACCGCCGCTGAGAGCTGGGGGTTGTAGCTGTCGTTAGCCACGGCGGACTACTCGGCCAGTCACGACATGGTGGTGCTTGGCGAAGCGGTCGGCGTCTGCGGCGGGAACAGTCCATTGCAGACGAGTGTCGTCTACACGACCAGATCGTAGGCCCATGATGACGATTTCGTGGGTTTCGTCGCCACGGCTCTCAAAGATCACAGGGGCTGCTGGCTTTGGTGCTGGCTTAGGTTCGGCAATCGGAGCCTTCACCTTCATCGCGCGGCTGGTTGCTTTTTCGGACATGTTAATTCCCAACAAAAAAAGGGGGCTGATGTAACAGCCCCCTTTCTGCCATTCGGCGAGTGGACGTGTCGTCCCCGCTTACTAGGAGATGGACGACCAGTTCTTGATGAAGGCGTGGGTCAGATCCTGCTTCAGTTCGAGGCCACACTCCGACAGGTACTCGTGCTTCACGAGGTCTTCGTCGTTGTTCTGGCGGTTTTCCAGAAGCTGAGTGTCGCGACCGTCAAGGTGGCGGTACTCGAGGTCTGGGAAGTCAACGACCAGCATGCTGTCGCGCATGTGGGTCAACTGCCGGAACTGAGGGTGGAGGTGAACAAGCAAGTCCCCGGCGAACGTCTGGTAACGAGTTACGTTGACGCCGTAGGTGCCCTGCACCTGAGTTGGCTGGAAGCGGTTCTTACCGATCTGCTGAAGGTGGTTCGCAACGCGAGGACCGACAAACGCGATCTTCTGGTTGGAGCCGAATTTGAAGATTTCTTCAATCAGCAGCAGGTCAAAGTCGGCCTCGGTGATTACGCCGTTGGAGTAATCTACGGTGCCGTCTTTCACGGTGGAGATTGCTTCGAGCAGACCGCCAGTGGTGCGCATAGGCTGAGAGCTTGAGGCATTGGTTTCGGACTTTTTGCCGAAAATCATGGCCCGCTCGATGTCGCTCATGTGGAGCTTCAACGCCTTGGTGCGCTGCTCGTCTTCCTTATTACCCGTGCGAAGAAAGGTAGCGTTCAGAGTGTTGGTCACGCTGAATGCGGTACGGAAGATTTGCGTGAAGTTCGTTGCGACAGTCGCGTCGAACGATACTGGGGTCGGGGTGGTGTCGCCTTCAGTCGCGGCGTAGCCCGCAATGAAGAGTTCCTTGCCATCCTCGGTGGTCAAGCCGGTCGAGCCGATGTTACGAGTAACATTAGTCAGAGACATGTTCGCGCCGCTTACAGCAGCAGCACCAACACGCATGACCTCGCCGGTTTCCGACGAAATGAGGATGGTCCCTGCGACGACAAACTTGGCGTCGTCACCGGAGATTACAAACTCAACGTCAGATGCGGAAGCAGAAGAGATCCCGCTTGCAATCGTCACACGACGCTCGGGCAGAGCATCGCGAAAGTTCTTGTACTCAGGATCATTGGTTGAGGAAGACGAACCCATTGCAAGCATTGCGTTCAGGGGCGCGTTTCCGTTGGGCTCGAGGAGGGTGTAAAGCTCCCGGTAGTTTTTCGGGCGGAAGTCGGTTCCGAACTCGCCGGTCCCGCGCATGCCTTGAATTGCAGCCATGATAAACTCCATTAGTTAAGGCTGTTACGTTTTGGATCGGCTCGAGGATTGTCCGTCTCGAGGGTAGTCCTGCCTTACCTGATGGGGCCGTAGCGCCGGGAATTGCAGTACGGGCGCATGTAAATCATACGCCCGCACTGGTTGTCGTCCCTACTGGCCGAAGCGGTTGGACATCGCTTGGTCGATCATGCTGTCCATGGTCGATGGAGCCTGTGGCTCGGCTGGAGTGGACGTAGCCACGCCGCCCATGGAGCCAGTGAAGGCTTGGCGACGCTGGTTGGCGCGGCGAAGCTGCTCCATCTCTGGCTGAGTGCGGATCGCCGCGTAGTCTTTGGCGAGCCGAACAGCGAGGTCGGGGTCCACGAGCTCTTCGAGTAGGTGGTCCCGCTCGGTGATGAACGTCATGAAGTCGTTGGCCGCGTCGTCGGGAAGGTTGGCTTCCTTCTGAGCACGGTCGAGGTTCATGGCGAGCTGCTGGTTCATCATCTGAGCTTGGTCAGCGTTCTGGTTCTGGCCAGTACGCTGAGCTGCCTGAGTGACGCCCTGTGCAGCCTGAAGGATCTGCGGAAGCATCTCGTTCATCTGGCCGAATTGCGCGGCCATGTTCGCTTGGTTGCGAAGCATGTCCGAGTAGCCGGGTGGCAGGCTGGCCGAGTTCTCTTCCTCCCAGCTCTTCAGCATGTCGTCACTGATCTGACTGTTGCTGGCAATCGGGTTCTCCGTCTGGCCGGGTTGGTTCGGCGCTTGAGACTGCTGACCCATCTCGGGGCTGTGGTCCTGAGCCTTGGCCACGGCCATCATGGCCTCGCCCACTTGCTCAGGGGTCATCCCCTTCTCGGCCATCAGTTGCTCTGCGGCTGAGAGGATCGGCTTGTTCTGCATGTTGCGGAAGTTGAGATCACGGTAACGGTCCAGCGTTGAGGCGATCTGCTCCTCGGTGAGTTGGCGTTCTTTGCCAGAGGAGGTCTTGATGCTGAACATCTTCGAGATCTGTTCGTTCTCGCTGGGTTCAGCGGCGGGCTCTTGGGCCTTGTCTGCCTCAGTCTTTGGGGCAGCAGCAGCTTCAATAGCTTCGCGGGTGTCGGTTGGAGTTGGAGCGGGTTGCTCTGGTGCGGGGAGGCCGCCCATCTGGGCGAGCCGGTCGATTTCGTTAGCCATTGTTTTTTCCTTGTCCGGCCTTAGCGAGACGATTGAGCGGAGGCCGTAGCGTCCATGAGGGCCAGTTCGTTATAAAGTTGTTGGATGCGAGCATCCGGGAGGTTGAGCAGCGCCTTAGTTGAGGCGATTGCTCCACGGCAAAAATGCATTTGGTTTGCCGTCATGTTCGGGTTGTCGCCGAGCTTGAGCGCGGCCTCGACAGCCTCGGACTTCATGATCCGAGTGAGGTCTTTCCATCCTTGGCTGTCGCGTAGTTCTTCGAGCGCCTTAACCAGCTCCGTGGCTTCTCGAGAGTTCAATTACTTGTAGCCTTTGTCGTGGTCCTGCTTGCGGAAGAAGTTCATCCGGCTGAAGTACAGAGTGTGCGCGGCAAACAGGATGATCGCGCCAAAGATGAACCAGACGTAAAAGGGTTGGCTGACGAGCCAGTTTGCGTGCTCGCCCACCTCGGATGCGGTCTCACGGGCATTGTCCACGACCTCGAGTGCAGTCGCAGCGGACAGGCCAACAGCGCCAACAGTAGAGGTGGCCATGCCAGCGCGGCCCGTGCGGATGGTGCGGCTGTCGGCGAGTTGAGGCCGGACGCGCAGCATGTGGCCCTTGGGGCCAAGATTGAGGAGCGTGCGGTAGTCGATGACGGGGCATGCCTTGTTGGCCACCTCGCAGTGGCCATGGAAGGTGATGTCCTCGTACTGGTCGTCGATGGCTTCGCACAGGCTGAGCAGGGCTTGGTACTGCTCGGGCGAAAAGTCGTTCGCGCCGTCCTGTCCGCCGTGCAGGGCAATGGCGATGGAGCCATCGTTGTGGCCCTTCTGTGCGGCAGGGATCTTCTCGAGGCTACGGCCCCAACTGATGCCGCCGTCCTCGTGTATCATGGCGTGATACCCAACATCGGCGAAGCCACGGTCGAGATGCCACTCGCGGATCACGTCGATGTCGTCGTGCTCTGGACGCGAGCTGGCAGTGCAGTGGATGAACACGCATCTGACCGAGCGGCGTGGGCGAGTAAACTGGAACGCGGGTATGGTGACTGTTTGGAGCATGGGGATCACTGCATGAAGGTGGACGCGCCACCGTTGAGGAGAAAGGCCATGATTTGGGCGACGATTGCGAAGCCGACTGCGCCTACGACGCGGTTGATGTTGTTGTTCATGCGGCTCTGACCGTCGCGGATGAACTCGATGTCCTTCTTTATGGTCGCAATCTCCACGGCCATCTTGCGAAGGTCGTCGTGGTCCGCTTTCAATTCCTGAAGCTCGCGTCGGATCTCTTTATTCTCCACCTCGATGGTGGCGACGCGGTTTTCGATGTCCATGGGTGGCTCCTGTGGGCTAGTGCATGGACATTAACGGAGCACGCTGGGGTGGTCGTCCTTATGGAGACGGCAAGAATGCCCCCGAGGCAGAGCTAGGCACGGCGAACTTGGCAATCTCATCGCCTCGGCAAATCCAGACGTGGCTGCCATCATAGGCGATGCCTCGATAGGTGCTGGTGTTGCTCGTGGGCCAAGATATGGAGTTGGTGCCGACGTTAGAGAAAGCCGTGCCTGAACCGGAGGGCGCGTTGTAGCGACGGACTTGGCTTGTACCTCCGTCCAGCGCGTAGATATAGTTCGTGCCGGTGACGTTAATCACCACTGCCCCCTTGAGACCGCCGTGGTTGTAGCTCACAGAGTACGTTTGTGTGACAAGCCCGTCTGACACCCTGAACTTACCCCACACCTGCGCGCCAGACCTGTAAGCATAGTAGTTACCGTTGTCGTTCACGACGGCGTCAGGATAGTCCTCGGCGTAGCTGCCGTTGTCGCTCATCAGGACCGAGGATCTGCTGCCGCCGGTCTTCGAGAAGCGGCGGAGGTAGTCGCCGTTTACAGACGATCCGGGGTTGTCCTTCGCATAGAAGTAAGAACCAGACCAAAACGACCAATGCACGCTGTCGGTACTGGACGCGAGTGCGTTGTAAAAGTTCATGCCCGAACCGGACTTACCAACGCGGACAAGTTGATGCTCATGGCCTCCGTTGGAGGTCTGGTTGTCCTCACCGATCCAGTAGATGTAACTGTTGTCAGCATACATCGTGTTGTCCTCAGGTGTACGACTGGTCGCGTTCGTCGGGAACGGGATGGTGAAGTAGAACGGATCGTCTGACGGATCGTTCGTCACGGTAACGCTGACGGCGCGGGTATCAGAGCCAAACTGGTTTGTGGCCACGGCGTTGATGGAGTGGGACGTTTGCGTCTCGTAGTCAGCCGGAGGCGAAAAGGTCAGCTCGCCGCTCGAGTTGATGTTGAAGTCGTTGCTGTCGGCTCCCGTCAAAGACCAAGTGATCGGAAGCGTACCCGTAGCTGTATAGGTTGAGAGCACAGCGGCAGCCGCAGCCGAGTTTTCCTGCACAGTGATCGACGTTGCGCCCGACGTGATCGTAGGCACCTCAGCGTTCTTCACGACAAGTGTGATCGGCTGAGAGCCAGTGTTCCCTGCGGCGTCGGTGGCGGAAACGGTCAGCGTAAACGTCTGGTCGGCTGTGACGCCGCCGCCGAGTAGGCCGGAGCTGGCGGTCACGAGGTCCATTTGCTGCGTGCTCGAGTTGTAGCTTAGCGCGAAGTTGGTCGCGTTCGGGGTGCCGCTCAGGGTCAAAGAGTTGGTCACGTCGCTGCCAGCGTCAGTGGCTGTAAAGCTGGCGATGGTCAGGTTGTTGTCACTCTCGAAGACAGCCGTGTACGGCTGGCTGACCAACGTGATTGCGGGTGGGATTTCGTCGAGGTCGTTGATGTTGATCGTGACGGTGAACGGCGCACTGGTATTGCCGATTGCGTCGGTGGCTGTGATGCCGAGGCTATAAGAGCTGGTGGTCTCGTAGTCGGGCGAGTTGGCTACGGTGATGTCGCCGTTGTTGGCGATTGCGAAGTCGCCGTTGGTATTCCCGGAAGCGATGGCGAAGCTCGCGGCGGTGCCGTCATGGGTCATGGTTGCCACGAGACTGCCGGTCGCGATGTTTTCGTCGATGGCGATGGTCGTGCCAACGGTTGTGCCGGTGATGGCAGTCGGCGTCCGATCCGACAAGATCAGGATGGGCAGATTAAAAACAGCCATTAGACGTTGACCATGTGTCCGATGATGATGGTGGCGGTCTGGTTCACGGCGTCTGGGCTGAGGATGTAGCCGCCGATGGTGATGATGTCGGTGTTGTTGTTCGCGGTCGTCAGAGTGGGGGCCACACCGTTCGGGTATTTGAAGTTGTAGCCCGCACCGCCGAAGCCTGCGAAAGCCAATGAGGCAGGCGTCGAGGGGTGGTTCGGGTTGTAGGTGGCGTTCTGCTTCACCGCGATGGTGAACGGCTGCATCTCACGGGCGTTGTGCGCGTTCTTGAAGCTGAGGACGCCATTGTGTGATGGCCAGTCGGCGTAGTCGAAGACGAAGTTGTTGCCTTCCTCGAGGTCGAACACGCCGGGGTTGGTGTTGTCCGAGTAGACTGCGCCACGAGCCACGCCATTGATGGTTAGGTCGTCGATGGTCGCTGAGAGGCCGTCGTTGAATTTGCGGATCTCACTGGCGGCGTTGAGCGCGAGGTCGGTGCCAATGGTGGTGATCTCTTGGGAGACGCCCGCCACAGCGGCGATGTAGTTGTTGCCGACGAGGTCGTTGCCAACGGTGGTGATCTGGCTCTCGAAGGTCAGAATGTCGGCCATACGAGTGTCGAGGCCGACCACGGTCGTGATGTTCTGCATGTTCGCAGCGACCGAGTTGATGTCGTCGATGTTGTTTCGAGATGGGCTGGACCCACTGACAACGCCATTGATGATGGTGTTGATCTCGTCGAGGTACGGCTCGATCTGGACGATATTGCTCGATGCGCCGAGGTTGAGGTCGTTCGCCACGGCGTTGAAGGACGCATTGTTGAGGATGCTGTCGCGGGCGGTCTGAGCCTCGTTGCGCAAGGTCAGAGCCGAGCTGGTGCCGTCGCCGGGTGTGCCGGAGGCGTAAGACTGCGCCTCGTTGCGGTAGGTAAGGGCTTGGCCCTGATAGGTGTTAGCGAGGTTTCGGGCGGCTTCGGCGTCGTTGGCGTAGCTGGCGGCTGCGCCCTGTGCATCGCCGATGAGGATCTTGAAGGTCTTCGAGCTGGACTGAAAGTCGGAGAGGTTGGCGATCTCGCTGATGGCGATGTCACTCGTGACCATCCAAAGGTCGGTGCCGTCGCCGACGATGTCCATCACCGAGTAGGCGGCATTGGCGATAAACGCGCCCTGCGGGCGAAAGATCCCAGCGAGGTCGGCCCAGCTATCTTCGGGGTCGGTAAAGGTGCCAACGCGCACTTGGAGTTGGCGCGTACTCGAGTTGACGCGGAACTGGAAGGCGTCGTTCGCGAACTGGCCGGATACGTCGAAGAGGTCGGAGAGCAGGTCGCCAAGTGTGCGCCCGCCGCGCTCAGCCGCCTCGAGGTAGTCGTCGAGGTTCTGGACGCCGTTGGCGCTTGAGCGGAAGGTGAGCTGATCGGCGGTAGGGCGTGTGATGGCCATAGTAGTCTCGCGCTGGTGGTTGTGGCGAGACTACTTTGGCGGGGGGGCGAATGTCGTCCCGGTCAGGAGGTCAGGCGCTTGGATGCGGTGATCCGGCTCCACAGCGCGATTGCGCCCGCTGCGAGTGCGATCACATCGAGGATCATCGAGGAGATTTCGTCCTCGAAGGGGCCAAGGTCGATGCCCATGTTGCGGGCTGCAACGCTCATCAACATGACGAGGACCGTCCACACGGTCTTCGAGGCGTACCAGTTCTTGGTGTCAGTCATGGATATAACTCCGGGGTTATTGGAAGCCATGACCGTAGAAGGGCGGATTGAGGCTGTCGTCCATGTGTTCAGGTTCCCACTTTCTTCTTTGCTTTTGCGTGAGCTGCGGAAAATGAAGCTCCCTGACGCATTGCGGTGCGCATCATTTGCATGTGTTTTGCGCTGTGGTGCTTGGAGTGCTGACGGAGCTTTGCCTGCTGGAGTTTCGTAAGGGTTTTCATTTGTTCAGGTTCCTTTGTTTAGTTACTTATCCGATCCGCACGGTTATTGGTCTGTCATGGTCGTCCCTGCCGCAGCCTAGTTGTAGCTCTCGCTGCCGCCACTTGATGCGAGATCCACGTTTGTGGAGGGGAACGATCTGTTGTCGCCCCAGATGATCCGCACTGCCGCGCGGCCACCTGTCTGTCCGTTTGTCGTTCTGGAATTGTCGTGACCTCCAGCGCCACCGCCGTAGAAAACGCCCCCGTTCCCGCCTCTGGTGCCGGAACTGTCTGAGCCGTCAGACCCGCCGGAGCCGCCCCCACCACCCAAAGCTGTTGTGCTAGTGAAAGTCCCGCCAGCGCCGTCAGAACCTTGGCCGTAAATGCCGACCCCCCCGCCGCCTGCTGCTGCGTAAGTGGCGCGACGCCCACCGCCTCCGCCGCCACCGCCAGAACCAGACGTGCCGTTAGATTCTTCATTAAAGCCGGAATGCGCTAAAGCCCCATCGCCCCCGTCTCCAGAGTAACCTGCGGCACCCCCGCCGGCTCCGCCTGCGCTGTTAGAGAAGGATCTGCCGCCGTCTCCGCCGTTACCGCCGCCGCGATCTGAGCCAGACGTTGAGCTGCCCGTTCCGCCTGCGGCGATGTTTGTGGTGGAGCCGCCGTTGTTACCTTCGCCGCCGTTCGCTTGCAGCAGCACTGTGTTGCCTCGTTTCAGAATTGCGTCTCCGCCGTCTGAGCCGTTGCCGCCGGTTGAGTTGACACCGCCTCTCCCGCGCGGGCCGACAACTACAGTCAGCGTTTCGTTAGGGGTCACAGAAATGTTGTTGCGCCATCGCAGGCCGCCGCCTGCCCCGCCCCCACCGCCGCCGCTGCCGGTTCCCTTGCCAGCGCCACCGCCAGCGCCAACGCACACTACGCTAATGCTGGTTACACCCGCCGGTACAGTCCACGACGACGTATCAGTTTGGGTTGACGAGTTGTTGTTCCAATAGTGGCCGCCGGGAGCGACCGGCTCGTCGCCACTGCTGCTAACCGCGCCAGTCAGCGCCATCATGGATGCGACGGCACTCATGTCAGGTCGCTCCCCGAAATGATTGCGAGGCTGCTTCCCACCATAGTGATCACCGCCATTGTCGCGTCACCGACCGACACGCCCGTGGTCGTAGGATTGGCAACGTCTGCAGTTTCACCGTTGATGCGAAGGTTCGGGCCACCAGAACCTTGGATGATTTTCACAGGTCCAGTAGTGCCGGGGTTCGCGTACACTGTAATTATATCGCCAGCCTCAAGCGTACTTGGCAGAGTGAGTGTCAGTGCTGCGCCGCTCATGTTAACAAGCGACGCGCCCGGTTCTGCTGTTAGGTCGGCTGTGCTGTACTTGGTGTTAGCCTTGCGGACATCGACCGAGACGTTGCCGCTAGCGTGGTCGCCGACTTGCGTGGTCAGAGCTTGCGCGTTGATCGTGCCACTGCTGGTCGTGATCGCAGCTTGCTTATTGTCTTGCAGGGCCTTCCCTTGCGCGGCGCTCAGCACGTCAGTCGTGCTGGTGCTTGTGAGGTTGTCGATGATGTCGGCGGGCTTCAACACGTCGATAAACTCAAGCTGCGTGTTGCCGCTGTTCTGGGCGAGGACTTTGCCGCCTGCGCTAGTAATGGTGGCAGGCAGTACGAGGTCATAGTTGGCGTTGTCGGAGTGTGGGGCGCTTTTGACAGTGATGCCGTGACTGTTGGCCGAGCAGTTGAGCGTGATTGCACCAACTTGCCCTGTAGTCGTGCCATCGCCTCGGATAATAGTCGGACGGTTGAGGTTCCAAGCATCTGAAGTGCCGTTGTCCGTGTAACGAATGTACGGATCGTCCGAGGTGTTCTGGTAAACGGTCAGGCCCGCATTGTTCCACGTCGAGACGGATGGCGAGGCATTCTGAGCCACCACTATCTCTTGATCGGACACGGTGAGGATCGTGCTGTCGATAGTGGTCGTGCCGCCGAGCACGCGGAGGTCGCCATTAATTTCGACAAGGCCGGTTTCATTGCCAATGGTGTACGGGTCGAGAACCATGGTGGCCGGACCAGTGATGGTCGAGGTGCCAGTCGCAGGAGTGGCGTGGTCGAGATGCAGAACACCGTCAACGTCAACATTGTTGAAGGTTACGTCGTCGGTGGTTGCGACGCCCTGTGGGATCGAGAACCGGCCCGTAGCGTCATCGAAGGTGACTGTAGTGCTGTTACTGAAGTGTTGGCGTACAGAGCTCGCCGTGATGTTTCCGTCTGGCACGTTCGCCCAAGTGACAGCAGCGGTGAGGTCGTTCGTCTCGGTGTAGCTGGTGAGGTAGCCAGCGTTGTTAGTAAGGTCGCCGAGGTCCGTAGGTCTGTTCGCGATTTCGCTGTAGTTGAGCTGGCCAACGGTCCACGCTGAGGTGCCATCGTAGTGGATGACTTCACCTGCGGCGGTGACTGTGGCGGATGAAACCTCGGTGATGTTGCTGGTGGAGACGGCCCCAGCGCTGACGGTGCCATTCTCCCACTCGCCGCTGGTGCTGTTGTAGACGAGGGCTTCGCCGTTCTGGAGGTTGGCGAAGGTTACGTCGCTGAGGTTGCCGATCTGGATCGGGCTGTTGCTGGCCGAGTTCTGAAGCGTGGTGATGTTTGACGCGAGCAGGCTGATCTCGGAAGTGAGTTGGCCGAGTGCGTCTACGGTGAGTTGGCTCGTCGAGCCTACGGTCGAGGTGCCGAGGGCGGTTATATAACCCGTGCTGGCGTCGGCCATGGCAGAGGTGCCGAGCAGGCCGAGTTCGCTGGTGACATTTGCCAAAGCGGCCATGTCGTCGCGAACGGCTTGGGGCGAGAGGTCTGCCATGTCGGCGATGGCGGCAGTGGTGCCGAGATTGTCGATTTGAGTTGCGACAGGGCCAAGGTTGCTGATCGCGGTTGCATGTGGCGCAAGCGTATTGATCTCCGACGAGACGCCACTGATGTTGCTGATCTCGAGGTTACTTGGGCCAGTCGCGTTGTCGCCAAATCTGCTCATGGTTACGTCCGTTCGATGATGTCGAGGTGGACGTGGATGCCGTCGGAGGTGCCCACCTTGATGCGGATAGTGTTACCCTTGTTGAGCACCATGGTCGTCCCGCCGGGGCACAGGTCTTCGGCTCCACGGGTTTTGACGTGGGCGTCCTTCATGAGCAGCTTGCCGTTGACTTCGAGGTCGTATTCGACCGACAGGCCATCGCCAGCGACGTTGACGATGCGCAGGCCCGTGATGAGCGTGTTCTTGTCGTTCGCGCCGTTGAGCGCTGTGTGAATTGTGTGGAACTGGCCGGTGGCGAGGCCATTGCTCGGGGGCCATACGATTGCGCTGAGGGTGGAGGGCATGGTCTTTCCTTACGTCAGAATGAGCGGGCCGATGACCAACACGTCTTCGAGGTCAACGAGGGCTGCTGCTGCTTGGATGTCGCTCGATACGGCGGCGAGCGTGCTGATCTGGCTGGTGAGCTGACCAAGGCTGGCAACGCCTGCCGCAAAGGTCGGGATCGTCGTGACGGTCTCGATGTCGTCGAAGTCGTCGGCCAGATCGTTGATGTCCGTGATGTTGCTGTGGAGGGTCGCGATGCTCGTGCTGATCGCGGCCTCTACGGCTAGGTAGCCAGCGTCGGTGAGGGTCGAGTTGATGCTGGCGAGGTTCGTCGTGTTCGTGGCCACGTCAGTGGTGAGCTGCGTCTGCGTGTTG